GAGGCCGCTGGTTCCGATGGACTGGCGTTTCCTCCCTAGACTTGGAGCTGGTTCGTGCCTCGGACCGGCTCTTTTTTTGAGGATCAGATGAAAGAAATACCAGGCGAAATGAAAGAAATCCACCGGATTAGGGATATAATATTCCCTGGTTTTCGTGCCTATTCCATGAAATATAAGGATATAGAAGCGCGTCTTATTTTATGCCGAGATCCCGGTGGCATTTCAATTGAATTGATATCGGGAGAGCATAGGGCAGAAATCAGAGTAGCCGATGCTTTTAACGATGATTTCAAGACACTCTTTGTACCAAAGATGCAGACAGCATTTGAAGTGTTTCATCAGGTGACGCAGACCTGAAATGTCGCTTCCGTTTAATCCCCACGCCGCAGCATTCCTCGAACAGAACGATCCGGCCAGTTTCGCCAAGTTCATGGAAATCCTCCAGCTCGAAAAGCTGGACGCCGAACGTGAACTCTACGAAAACTCACTGCTCGCGTTCTTCGAGCGGGCGTGGCGGGAGATCGATTCGTCAGAGTTGAACGTTAACTGGCACCATGAGCGAATCTGTGATGCTCTGGAAAGAATTACGTTTGGCGAAAACCGCGATTTAATCATCAACATACCGCCGCGTCACGGGAAAAGCCTTCTGGTTTCAGTGATTTGGCCTTCATGGGTTTGGTGTAGATCAGAGAAATTGCCGTTATCTGGTCCGCACGTTAAGTTTCTCTGTGTGTCGTATGCAGCGCACCTGTCCGAAAGATTTGGATTACGGATGCTGCATCTGGTAATGGGACCGTGGTATCAGAGCCTCTGGAAGGATCGAGTTCAGATCCTCCCTGATCAAATGTCGCGTGCCGATTTTGGTAATCGCGCAGGTGGTGAGCGTATATCGACCTCAATCGAAAGCGGTCTCATCGGCCGAGGAGGTGATATACAAATTTGTGATGATCCTCATTCGCTGCAAAGCGCTGAAAGCGATCTTGAGTTGGCTTCTACCATTATGGCCTTGAAAGAGGGTCTCCCAACTCGTGTCACCGACCCGCGTATCGCTGCTCGCGTCATGATAATGCAACGCCTCAGACAAGGCGATGCTACGGATTATGCGATAGAGAATTGGCGCTCGGATCGCGAGCATCTGATGTATCCGGCGCGATTTGATTCAACCCGCGCATGTCCGTCGGACCCTAGAACCGAAGATGGCGAATTGCTTTGGCCGTCATTTTGGACTGAAGAGGCGATCAAACAGGCTACTAAAGAACTCGATGAGTACGCAGTCGCTGGTCAATTCCAGCAAATGCCCGTACCTCGCGGTGGTGGCATCATCAAGCGTGAATGGTGGCAACCATGGCCCCCGATCGAGGCGAATGGGACTTTCGCCGACGGGGCTGTTGTCAACGGTCGCATCCAGCCACCGGCTTTTGAGTATATCGTGGCTTGGGTAGATACCGCTTTCACCGAAAAGAACGTGAACGATCCGTCGGCGATGACGGTATGGGGTGTCTTCAGAGCCGAAGGACGAGGTCGTATCGATATGCGGCCTGACGGTACCTATGTCCGTGTGGCCGATGACTGGGGCTATCCGAAAGTCATGCTGATCTTCGGGTGGGCAAAACGATTGCCTTTACATGGCCCCGCCGAGGAGATCCCCCCTGGAATATCACCGCGAGAGTGGAACGGTCCTCTCTATCGCGAGCAGCGACAGAAGAGCTGGGGGTTGGTTGAATGGGTCGTTGATACCTGCAAACGATATAAGGTTGATCATCTCGGTATCGAGACACAAGGTGGTGGCCTGATGCTAGAGTCGGAATTGCGGCGCTTACATTCCGACGGCGATTGGGGTATCGAAACAGTGCCGGCTCGGAAAGGAAAATTTGAACGCTTGCAAGCTGTGTCTCATCTCTGGTCAGCCGGCCAGATTTACGCTCCAACTTATGAAGACGGTACGCATCCGACTTGGTGCGAACCGATCATTGATGAGATAACGCTCTTCCCTCGCGGCAAGAGAGATGATCTAACCGACACGGCGTCTGGCGCACTAGCTCATTTACGTAGCGTCGGTATCTTTGAGCGGCGTGAGGAGTTTGCCGAGGAAGAACTCGGGCTTCAGGAATATAGCCGCAATAGACAAGTTCCCCTCCCTTATGGTCTCGGGTGACATGGCAACAGTCAAGAAAACCGTAACGATCGGACAGCTTCCCAACGGCGCGACTCTGTTCGTCGAATTCAATGAGGTCGGCGGCCGGCGTTATTGGTCGGACGAGATCGGCGGCGGCGTCTGCGTATGGGACACGTCTCTCGTCGATTCGGGAACGCTTCTGGCGGCGATGGCCGAAGAGCGCACCTGGGAATTTTTGAATGCACAGACCCAGAAGGGTTATGCTTCAGAGAAGGTTCAGAAGATCCCGGCCAAGGCAAAGCCGATGGGACCGAAGCGTCTCCCTGGCCGTCCTCCCGGTCGTCCGTCTAACGGAACAATGATATCATCGCCGCCAATACAGAGAGCATTCGCAGAGGCTGCGGCAGAGCAGCAGGCCAATTTTCAGAACTATGACCCGGATGCGCCTGTGATGCCATCTCAGCAAATCACCGATGATCTGGTCGAAGAGCTTCAAGAGCTATCCGAGGAAGACGAACTCCCGCCGCCACCGCTTGAAGATTATGAGATCTGGGAACCACGACTGAAAATGTTCTACCGTGATAAGATGTGGTCCCCGACATGGGGGGCGCGGCCTGGGCAGGAAGGTTGTGAAGCCCCACCGGATTTGATCGAAGAAGTGCGGACGGGGAGACCGCGGCGATGAGTGATCTCGACAAAGAGATTTCCAGATTGGCGGCAAAATATTCGACAAAATTTGCTCAGATGGAAAATCCGGCAGCGATACAGATAGTTCTTGAAACCCTTCTTCGGAATGCGGCAGCGGGGAAACCTCCGGAAGTATGGTCGCGATTCCCGTTTGGAGAAGATAGCGCTTTCCGTTTGACACGGGATCAGCCATCTTAAAGCTGAGCGCTCCGCGTAGCGTGTCGTAGCCGTTCGCCTCCCGGTGAGAGCTTAACGGCTGATCGTCTAGGTTCCGGCTTTGGCCGATGAAGCTTCTGTCCCGCGCATAGATCCGAAGACTGGCGCGATCTCGATCGACGATGAAGAAGGCGGCACGCTCGTCTATCTCGATCTTAAGCCGTTTCAGCCGCCACCAAAAGATCAAAAGCATTTCGACAATCTTGCCGACGATCTTGAAGAAGGTGTCGCGGCATGGATTGTCGAGGAAGTCTTGCGGGGGGTCGAAGCCGACATCGAATCCCGGAAAGAATGGGAAGAAACCCGCGCCGAGGGCATCAGGATGCTCGGCACGACACTGGAGAAGGCTCTCGGTGATACCACGGGATCATCTGCGCCATTCGAGGGTATGTCGGCGATCCATCACCCTCTTTTATTGGAAGCCGTCATCCGGGCGCAGGCTACTACGGGCGGCGAGCTGTTCCCCCCGAATGGCCCCGTCAAAGTCAGAGATGATAGACCAAGCAAACCGGCCGGGATAACCGATCTTCCCGACCTTACCCAAGATCCGGACCTTTACGCTGACGACCCAGCGGCACAGCAAGACGAAGCCGCCATCGCCAACGCCTCCCGAGATGATCTAGCGGAAGCGCTAAGGCGCGGTTTCAATCACAATCTCACAGTCGTCGATCGTGGGTACAGACCGGATTCGGTCAGGATGCTGGCCTATGTCTACTTTGATGGCTGCGCCTTTAAGAAAGTTATCGAATGCCCGGTTCGTCGCCGGCCGGTATCGCGATTTGTGCCGGCCAGCGATTTTATCGTATCAAATGGAACATCCGATCTTCGAGACTGCGGGCGTTATACCCATCGTATCCGGATGCGCAAAGGGCTCGTCAAGCGCATGCAGATCGCTGGTGTATATCGAAAGACGGACCTTCCCACGCCGTCATTTACCCCGACGCCGGCGGATGAGGCGGAGGCGCAGGCGACTGGGACGACTGATCGGCCGCAGCGGCAGGAAGATGAGCCGTACACGATCTATGAGAGCTACGTCGAATTGGATATCAAAGGATATGAACACAGGGAAGACAGCGAAATCACTGGGCTTCCTCTGCCATGGAAAATATCCATCGATCATGATTCACGACAGTTATTAGAATTACGCCGTAATTGGGAAGAAGATGATGACACTTATCAAGCGCGTGAAACATTTGTCAAATTCGGGTTTGTTCCTTTCTTTGGGTACTACGATCTCGGGTTCTTGAGCATTCTCGGAAATGGTCAACGTACCCTTACAGCCGCATGGCGAGAAACTACAGATTGCGGGATGTTCGGCAACTTCCCCGGCTTTATGTATAATGAAGGGGTCATCCGGAACTGGACGAATCAGAACCGAGTGCCTCCGGGTGGCGGCATTGGCATCAAAGGCGTGCCGCCTAACCTCCCACTTCGGAACGTCCTGGAGCCGTTGCCATACAAGGATGTCGGCGTCGGCATGATCCAATGGATTCAGCACGTCGAACAGCGGATGGATCGGGTCGCTGGGACTTCGGATCTTCCGGTAAGCGAGGGGAACGCAGAAGCCCCGGTCGGGACGACTTTGGCACTCATCGAGCAGGCGACAAAGGTTCTCGCTGCCGCGCACATCAATCTCTACGGCAGTCTCGCCGAGGAGCTGGGCCTTCTGAAGCAACGGTATAAAGACAATCCAGAGAGCTTCTGGCGCTGGAACAAAAAGGGCTTCAAGTGGGAAGAAGGACTTTTCATTCGTGCGCTCGAGGACAGCGAGCTGGTGCCGGCAGCTGATCCGAACACGCACTCGAATATGATGCGGGTCATGCGGGCATGGGCAATCCTGCA